CCTTTCTGTGGACGCCGCCTTATGAGTGGCGGCAGATAAAGGTGACCTGCGCAAAATGGTCGTCGCGGGTCAGTATGCTGCGTGTTGAGTTCAGCGCAGAGTTTGAACAGGTGGTGAACTGATGCAGGATATCCGGCAGGAAACACTGAATGAATGCACCCGTGCGGAGCAGTCGGCCAGCGTGGTGCTCTGGGAAATCGATCTGACAGAGGTCGGTGGAGAACGTTATTTTTTCTGTAATGAGCAGAACGAAAAAGGTGAGCCGGTCACCTGGCAGGGGCGACAGTATCAGCCGTATCCCATTCAGGGGAGTGGATTTGAACTGAATGGCAAAGGCACCAGTACGCGCCCCACGCTGACGGTTTCTAACCTGTACGGTATGGTCACCGGGATGGCGGAAGATATGCAGAGTCTGGTCGGCGGAACGGTGGTCCGGCGTAAGGTTTACGCCCGTTTTCTGGATGCGGTGAACTTCGTCAACGGAAACAGTGACGCCGATCCGGAGCAGGAGGTGATCAGCCGCTGGCGCATCGAGCAGTGCAGCGAACTGAGCGCGGTCAGTGCCTCTTTTGTACTGTCCACGCCGACGGAAACGGACGGTGCCGTTTTTCCGGGACGTATCATGCTGGCCAACACCTGCACCTGGACCTATCGCGGTGATGAGTGCGGTTATCACGGTCCGGCGGTCGCGGATGAATATGATCAGCCGACGTCCGATATCACGAAGGATAAATGCAGCAAATGCCTGAGCGGCTGTAAGTTTCGCAATAACGTCGGCAACTTTGGCGGCTTCCTTTCCATTAACAAACTTTCGCAGTGAATCCCATGACAGAGACAGAATCAGCGATTCTGGCGCACGCCCGGCGATGTGCGCCAGCGGAGTCGTGCGGCTTCGTGGTGAGAACACCGGAGGGGGAAAGATATTTTCCCTGCGTGAATATCTCCGGTGAGCCGGAGGCGTATTTCCGGATGTCGCCGGAGGACTGGCTGCGGGCAGAGATGCAGGGTGAGATTGTGGCGCTGGTCCACAGCCACCCCGGTGGTCTGCCCTGGCTGAGTGAGACCGACCGGCGGCTGCAGGTGCAGAGTGATTTGCCGTGGTGGCTGGTTTGCCGGGGGGCGATTCACAAGTTCCGCTGTGTGCCACATCTTTCCGGGCGGCGCTTTGAGCACGGGGTGACGGACTGTTACACGCTGTTCCGGGATGCTTACCATCTGGCGGGGATTGAGATGCCGGATTTTCATCGTGAGGATGACTGGTGGCGTCACGGTCAGAATCTCTATCTGGATAATCTGGAGGCCACAGGGCTGTATCAGGTGCCGTTGTCATCAGCACAACCGGGCGATGTGCTGCTGTGCTGTTTTGGTTCATCGGTGCCGAATCATGCCGCCATTTACTGTGGTGACAGCGAGCTGCTGCACCATATTCCTGAACAACTGAGCAAACGAGAGAGGTACACCGACAAATGGCAGCGACGCACACACTCCCTCTGGCGTCACCGGGAATGGCACGCATCTGCCTTTACGGGGATTTGCAACGATTTGGCCGCCGCATCGACCTTCGTGTGAAAACGGGGGCTGAAGCCATCCGCGCACTGGCCACACAGCTCCCGGCGTTTCGTCAGAAACTGAGCGACGGCTGGTATCAGGTACGGATTGCCGGGCGGGACGTCAGCACGTCCGGGTTAACGGCGCAGTTACATGAGACTCTGCCTGACGGCGCTGTGATTCATATTGTTCCCAGAGTCGCCGGGGCCAAGTCAGGGGGCGTATTCCAGATTGTTCTGGGGGCTGCTGCCATTGCCGGATCATTTTTTACTGCCGGAGCCACCATTGCAGCATGGGGGGCAGCCATTGGGGCCGGTGGTATGACCGGTATCCTGTTTTCTCTCGGTGCCAGTATGGTACTTGGTGGTGTGGCGCAGATGCTGGCACCGAAAGTCAGAACTCCCCGTACACAGACAACGGATAACGGTAAGCAGAACACCTATTTCTCCTCACTGGATAACATGGTTGCCCAGGGCAATGTTCTGCCTGTTCTGTACGGTGAAATGCGCGTGGGGTCACGGGTGGTATCTCAGGAGATCAGCACGGCAGACGAAGGGGATGGTGGTCAGGTTGTGGTGATTGGTCGCTGATGCAAAACATTTTATGTGAAACCGCCTGCGGGCGGTTTTGTCGTTTATGGAGCGTGACGAATGGGTAAAGGCAGCAGTAAGGGGCATACCCCGCGCGAAGCGAAGGATAACCTGAAATCCACGCAGTTGCTGAGTGTGATTGATGCCATCAGTGAAGGGCCGATTGAAGGTCCGGTGGATGGATTAAAAAGCGTGCTGCTGAACAGTACGCCGGTGCTGGACAGTGAGGGGAATACCAATATCTCCGGCGTCACGGTGGTGTTCCGGGCAGGTGAGCAGGAGCAGACACCGCCTGAGGGTTTTGAATCCTCCGGCTCCGAGACGGTGCTGGGTACGGAAGTGAAATACGACACGCCGATCACCCGCACCATCACGTCGGCAAACATCGACCGTCTGCGCTTTACCTTCGGTGTGCAGGCACTGGTGGAAACCACCTCAAAGGGGGACCGGAATCCGTCGGAAGTCCGTCTGCTGGTTCAGATACAGCGTAACGGTGGCTGGGTGACGGAAAAAGACATCACCATTAAAGGCAAAACCACCTCGCAGTATCTGGCCTCGGTGGTGGTGGATAACCTGCCGCCGCGCCCGTTTAATATCCGGATGCGCAGAATGACGCCGGACAGCACCACAGACCAGCTGCAGAACAAAACGCTCTGGTCGTCATACACCGAAATCATCGATGTGAAACAGTGCTACCCGAACACGGCACTGGTCGGCGTACAGGTGGATTCGGAGCAGTTCGGCAGCCAGCAGGTGAGCCGTAATTATCATCTGCGCGGGCGTATTCTGCAGGTGCCGTCGAACTATAACCCGCAGACGCGGCAATACAGCGGTATCTGGGACGGAACGTTTAAGCCAGCATACAGCAACAACATGGCCTGGTGTCTGTGGGATATGCTGACCCATCCGCGCTACGGCATGGGAAAACGTCTTGGTGCGGCAGATGTGGATAAATGGGCGCTGTATGTCATCGGCCAGAATTGCGACCAGTCGGTGCCGGACGGCTTTGGCGGCACGGAGCCGCGCATCACCTGTAATGCGTACCTGACCACACAGCGCAAGGCGTGGGATGTGCTCAGTGATTTCTGCTCGGCGATGCGCTGTATGCCGGTATGGAACGGGCAGACGCTGACGTTCGTGCAGGACCGACCGTCGGATAAGGTGTGGACCTATAACCGCAGTAATGTGGTGATGCCGGATGATGGCGCGCCGTTCCGCTACAGCTTCAGCGCCCTGAAGGACCGCCATAATGCCGTTGAGGTGAACTGGATTGACCCGGACAACGGCTGGGAGACGGCGACAGAGCTTGTTGAAGATACGCAGGCCATTGCCCGTTACGGTCGTAATGTCACGAAGATGGATGCCTTTGGCTGTACCAGCCGGGGGCAGGCACACCGCGCCGGGCTGTGGCTGATTAAAACGGAACTGCTGGAGACGCAGACCGTGGATTTCAGCGTGGGTGCTGAAGGGCTTCGCCATGTACCGGGCGATGTCATTGAAATCTGCGATGATGACTATGCCGGTATCCGCACCGGTGGTCGCGTGCTGGCGGTGAACAGCCAGACCCGGACGCTGACGCTCGACCGTGAAATCACGCTGCCATCCTCCGGTACCACGCTGATAAGCCTGGTTGACGGAAGTGGTAATCCGGTCAGCGTGGAGGTTCAGTCCGTCACCGACGGACTTAAGGTGAAAGTGAACCGGGTTCCTGACGGCGTTGCAGAATACAGTGTGTGGGGGCTGAAGCTGCCGACGCTGCGCCAGCGCCTGTTCCGCTGTGTGAGTATCCGTGAGAACGATGACGGCACGTATGCCATCACTGCCGTGCAGCATGTACCGGAAAAAGAAGCCATCGTGGATAACGGGGCGCACTTTGACGGCGACCAGAGCGGCACGGTGAATGGTGTCACGCCGCCAGCGGTGCAGCACCTGACTGCCGAAGTCACCGCAGACAGCGGGGAATATCAGGTGCTGGCGCGCTGGGACACGCCGAAGGTGGTGAAGGGCGTGAGCTTCCTGCTTCGCCTGACCGTGGCAGCGGATGACGGCAGTGAGCGGCTGGTCAGCACGGCCCGGACGACGGAAACCACATACCGCTTCACGCAACTGGCGCTGGGGCGGTACACGCTGACAGTCCGGGCGGTAAATGCGTGGGGACAGCAGGGCGATCCGGCATCGGTATCGTTCCGGATTGCCGCACCGGTAGCACCGTCGCGGATTGAGCTGACGCCGGGGTATTTTCAGATAACCGCCACGCCGCATCTTGCCGTTTATGACCCGACGGTACAGTTTGAGTTCTGGTTCTCGGAAAAGCGGATTACCGATATCAGGCAGGTTGAAACCACAGCGCGCTACCTTGGCACGGGGCTGTACTGGATAGCCGCCAGTATCAATATCAAACCGGGCCATGATTATTATTTTTACGTTCGCAGTGTGAACACCGTTGGCAAATCGGCATTCGTGGAGGCTGTTGGTCAGCCGAGTGATGATGCATCCGGTTATCTGGATTTTTTCAAAGGCGAGATAGGGAAAACCCATCTGGCTCAGGAGCTGTGGACGCAGATTGATAACGGTCAGCTTGCGCCTGACCTGGCTGAAATCAGGACGTCCATTACGGATGTCAGCAATGAAATCACGCAGACCGTCAATAAGAAACTGGAAGACCAGAGTGCAGCGATCCAGCAGATACAGAAGGTTCAGGTTGATACAAATAATAACCTGAACAGCATGTGGGCAGTGAAGCTGCAGCAGATGCAGGACGGACGCCTTTATATTGCGGGTATCGGTGCCGGTATTGAGAACACCCCCGACGGCATGCAGAGTCAGGTGCTGCTGGCGGCAGACAGGATTGCGATGATTAATCCTGCGAATGGCAACACAAAGCCGATGTTTGTTGGTCAGGGCGATCAGATATTCATGAATGAAGTGTTCCTGAAATATCTGACGGCTCCCACCATTACCAGCGGCGGTAATCCTCCGGCATTTTCCCTGACACCGGACGGGCGACTGACGGCGAAAAATGCGGATATCAGTGGCAGTGTGAATGCTAACTCCGGGACGCTAAACAACGTCACGATAAATGAGAACTGTACGATTAAGGGCATGCTGGAGGCGAATCAGGTCAGAGGCGATTTTGTTAAAACAGTATCCAAATCATTCCCGAAGAAGGCTGGTACGTGGGGTAACACGGAAACACCTAACGGGACGGTTACAGTCACTATCAGCGATGATCATAACTTTGACCGTCAAATCATTATTCCGCCCATTATTTTTAACGGTGTGGCGTATGACGATCCGGGGAGCGGAAATAACCCCGGAGGCACGCGATACACAGGTTATGGTTTTGAAGTTCGCAAAAACGGCGTATTAATCGCATCCAGAGAAACTAAAGGGGCCATTCCCGGTAGTTACAGTGCGGTTATTGATATGCCGAGTGGCAGAGGAAGCGTCACTCTGGAGTTTAAGATTTTCCAGAAAGGCAATCAGGGGGCAGGCAATATCACCGATTGTACAGTGATTGTGACCAAAAAAGCGGCTTCCGGTATCAGTATTCGTTGAAATATTTATAACCCCAATAAATGGCGTCAGGAATGACGCCTTTTTTATTGCAGAAAAGCGAGAGGTAATTATGCGTAAAGTTTGTGCAGCCATTTTGTCCGCAGCCATTTGTCTGGCCGTATTCGGTGCGCCTGCATGGGCATCTGAACATCAGTCCACGCTGAGCGCGGGGTATCTTCATGCCTTGACGAACGTTCCCGGCAGCGATGATCTTAACGGGATTAACGTGAAATACCGTTATGAGTTTACGGACACACTGGGGCTGGTGACGTCATTCAGCTATGCAGGAGACAAGAATCGCCAGCTGACCCGTTACAGCGATACCCGCTGGCATGAAGATTCCGTGCGTAACCGCTGGTTCAGCGTGATGGCGGGGCCGTCTGTGCGCGTGAATGAATGGTTCAGCGCGTATGCGATGGCGGGTGTGTCTTACAGCCGTGTGTCGACTTTCTCCGGAGATTATCTGCAGGTGACCGACAACAAGGGGAAAACGCATGATGTGCTGACCGGAAGTGATGACGGTCGCCACAGCAACATGTCTCTGGCGTGGGGGACTGGCGTGCAGTTTAACCCGACCGAATCCGTGGCCATTGATGTCGCTTATGAAGGTTCCGGCAGTGGTGACTGGCGCACTGACGGTTTCATCGTGGGTGTCGGTTATAAATTCTGATTAGCCAGGTAACACAGTGTTATGACAGCCCGCCGGTTCAGGCGGGCTTTTTTGTGGGGTGAATATGGCAGTAAAGATTTCAGGTGTACTGAAAGACGGCACAGGAAAACCGGTACAGAACTGCACAATCCAGCTGAAAGCAAAACGTAACAGCACCACGGTGGTGGTGAACACGCTGGCCTCAGAAAATCCGGATGAAGCCGGGCGTTACAGCATGGACGTTGAGTACGGTCAGTATAGCGTTATTCTGTTGGTGGAGGGATTCCCGCCGTCACATGCCGGGACCATCACCGTGTATGAAGATTCTCAACCCGGTACGCTGAATGATTTTCTCGGTGCCATGACGGAGGATGATGCCCGTCCGGAGGCACTGCGACGTTTTGAACTGATGGTGGAAGAGGTGGCGCGTAACGCGTCCGCGGTGGCACAGAACACAGCAGCCGCGAAGAAGTCAGCCAGCGATGCCAGCACATCAGCCCGTGAGGCGGCAACCCATGCGACTGATGCTGCAGGCTCAGCACGCGCAGCCAGCACGTCAGCCGGACAGGCCGCGTCGTCGGCTCAGTCAGCGTCTTCCAGCGCAGGAACGGCATCAACAAAGGCTACTGAAGCATCAAAAAGTGCTGCCGCTGCAGAGTCCTCAAAAAGCGCGGCGGCTACCAGTGCTGGTGCGGCGAAAACGTCAGAAACGAATGCTGCAGCGTCACAAAAATCTGCAGCCACTTCTGCATCCACCGCGACCACGAAAGCGTCAGAAGCTGCCACCTCAGCCCGGGATGCGGCGGCCTCAAAAGAGGCAGCGAAATCATCAGAAACGAGCGCAGCCTCGAGCGCCAGTAGTGCCGCTTCCTCGGCAACGGCGGCAGCAAATTCTGCGAAGGCGGCAAAAACGTCCGAGACAAACGCCAGGTCTTCTGAAACGGCAGCGGGACAGAGCGCCTCAGCTGCGGCAGGCTCAAAAACAGCGGCTGCATTATCTGCCAGTGCCGCGTCAACAAGTGCCGGGCAGGCCTCAGCCAGTGCCACCGCCGCCGGAAAATCGGCAGAAAGTGCCGCATCGTCTGCTTCAACAGCCACAACGAAGGCTGGCGAAGCCACTGAACAGGCCAGCGCAGCAGCGAGGTCTGCTTCCGCAGCGAAGACATCCGAGACGAACGCGAAAGCGTCGGAAACCAGCGCAGAATCCTCAAAAACGGCAGCCGCATCGTCCGCCAGTTCGGCAGCGTCATCGGCATCATCTGCGTCTGCTTCAAAAGATGAGGCGACCAGACAAGCGTCAGCAGCGAAGAGTAGCGCCACGACGGCATCCACGAAGGCGACAGAGGCAGCTGGCAGTGCGACGGCGGCAGCTCAGAGCAAAAGTACGGCGGAATCCGCGGCAACGCGCGCCGAGACAGCGGCAAAACGGGCAGAGGATATTGCATCCGCCGTGGCGCTTGAGGATGCGAGCACGACGAAAAAGGGGATAGTACAGCTCAGCAGTGCGACCAACAGCACTTCCGAGTCACAGGCGGCAACGCCAAAAGCCGTTAAGGCCGCGTATGACCTGGCTAACGGGAAATACACCGCACAGGATGCAACGACAGCACAGAAAGGGATAATCCAGCTAAGCAGCGCGACCAACAGCACATCTGAAACGCTTGCCGCGACACCAAAGGCAGTAAAAACAGCCTATGACAATGCTGAGAAACGTCTGCAGAAAGATCAGAACGGTGCGGATATCCCTGGCAAAGACACCTTTACGAAAAATATTGGTGCCTGCCGTGCCTTCGGTGGGTCAGTAAGCACAATAACAGGAAACTGGACGACTGCACAGTTTATCGAGTGGCTGGATTCTCAGGGAGCATTTAACCATCCCTACTGGATGTGCAAGGGTTCCTGGTCTTATGGCAATAATAAAATCATTACTGATACTGACTGCGGTAATATTCATCTCGCCGGAGCTGTCATTGAAGTAATGGGGATAAAGTCAGCGATGACGATCCGCATTACCACACCGACCACCTCCACTGGTGGTGGAACAACTAACGCCCAGTTTACCTATATTAATCACGGAACAGATTATTCACCTGGCTGGCGAAGGGACTATAACTCCAGAAATAAGCCAACGGCATCAGAGATCGGGGCGTTACCGTCAGGTGGAACAGCAGTATCATCAGTTAATCTGGCTTCAAAAGGTCGGGTAACCGCGCTGACAGACAATACGCAGGGGGCAACAGGTCTTGAGTTATACGAGGTGTATAACAACGGATATCCAACAGCGTATGGAAATATCATTCACCTGAAAGGGATGACAGCCGTTGGCGAAGGTGAGTTACTCATCGGCTGGAGTGGTACAAGCGGTGCTCATGCTCCGGCATTTATTCGTTCACGACGGGATACGACCGACGCAAACTGGTCGCCGTGGGCGCAGCTTTACACCTCGGCTCATCCTCCTGCAGAGTTTTATCCAGTCGGTGCACCAATCCCGTGGCCATCAGATACCGTTCCGTCTGGTTATGCCCTGATGCAGGGGCAGACTTTTGACAAATCTGCCTACCCGAAACTTGCAGCCGCTTATCCGTCAGGCGTGATCCCTGATATGCGTGGCTGGACGATTAAGGGCAAACCTGCCAGTGGTCGAGCCGTATTATCTCAGGAACAGGACGGCATTAAATCGCACACCCACAGCGCCAGCGCATCCAGTACGGATTTGGGGACGAAAACCACATCGTCGTTTGATTACGGCACTAAATCCACGAATAACACTGGTGCGCATACCCATAGTTTAAGTGGCAGCACGAATGCAGCTGGTAATCACAGCCATAGAGATGGCCGTCGATTTAACCCCAGTGTTTTTAAAGATACTTATCAATATGGTTATACAAGCTCAGGTCAAAATACTTGGGGTGTACAAGGCTCAGTAGGTATGTCTACGGGGTGGTTAGCTAATACCAGTACAGATGGTAATCATAGCCACTCACTGTCCGGCACAGCAGCATCTGCAGGTGCACACGCACATACTGTCGGTATTGGTGCACACACGCACTCCGTTGCGATTGGTTCACATGGACACACCATCACCGTTAACGCTGCTGGTAACGCGGAAAACACCGTCAAAAACATCGCATTTAACTATATTGTGAGGCTTGCATAATGGCATTCAGAATGAGTGAACAACCACGGACCATAAAAATTTATAATCTGCTGGCCGGAACTAATGAATTTATTGGTGAAGGTGATGCATATATTCCGCCTCATACAGGTCTGCCAGCAAACAGTACCGATATTGCACCGCCAGATATTCCGGCAGGCTTCGTGGCTGTTTTCAACAGTGATGAGGCATCGTGGCATCTCGTTGAAGATCATCGGGGTAAAACGGTTTATGACGTAGCGTCAGAGGACGCGTTATTTATTTCTGAACTCGGTCCGTTACCGGAAAATGTTACCTGGTTATCGCCGGAAGGGGAGTTTCAGAAGTGGAACGGCACAGCCTGGGTGAAAGATGCAGAAGCAGAAAAACTGTTCCGGATCCGGGAGGCGGAAGAAACAAAAAACAGCCTGATGCAGGTAGCCAGTGAGCATATTGCGCCACTTCAGGATGCTGTAGATCTGGAGATCGCAACGGAGGAAGAAAACTCGTTGCTGGAAGCCTGGAAGAAGTATCGGGTGTTGCTGAACCGTGTTGATACATCAACTGCACCTGATATTGAGTGGCCTGTAATACCAGAAGTTTAAAATAAAAGCCCGCTTAAAATATCGCGGGCTTCGAAATATAAATGTATTTTCAGAGGCTAGAGCTTAGGATATCTCAGCGGCAATTAACTTATGAGGGATAGCTAAATACCAGAAGATAATTAGTTTTTACTATTTATCTTTGTTTGTGGTTCTCCTTCAGCAAGCTCAGCGCCAGTGACAGGATTGATGTCTTCATGGGATTTCAACCTTGTTGCCATAGCTTTTATCATAGCTTCTTGCTTGGTCGAAAGATTTATCGAGGCCTTCCCATCCCCACCGTCAACCGCTGGAACTGGATCGGAAACATAGTCAAAGTTTTCATCACTGTTCCAACTACCTCTGACGTCTTCACCTTCTGACATGTTGTAATATACGTTTTTGTATTTCTCAATTGGTGGTAATTTCCCTGGTGGAAAGGTGTTACGAATTGAATGTAATGCTTTTTCAAATGAAAGCATGTGTGCTGCTTCCCTGGTCATTAAAAATGCCAGAGTGTCTTTTACTCCAGGATCATCAGTAACATTAATGAGACGTTCGTAAATGATCTTTGCCCGAGCTTCAGCTGCAATATTTGAACGAAGATCGGCCGTGACTTCGCCAATAGTATCAACATAAGCTGCAGTCCAGGGTACTCCAGCTGAATTAGTTAATGCCGGGCCTCCTCCGTAGAGGAGAGAAGTTATATGGCTGTCATTGCCATTTTGAGTTAAGGAACGGTAAAGCTCAGCTTCATTCTCAGTTCCTTCAGCAAGTGCTCCTTTTGCACCTTTGTTGAGCATACCAACAAGAGAACCAATAATTTCGAGATGACTTAGTTCTTCTGTTGCTATGTCCATCAGCATATCCCTTCGGCCTGCATCTTCATCACTTAAGCCTTGAGTGAAGTATCGGCATGCTGCTGCAAGCTCACCCTGTGGCCCGCCGAATTGTTCTAAAAGTAGATTAGCCAAGCCTGGGTTTGGCTCACTTACACGTACTGTATATTGAAGTTTTTTCACGTGTCTAAACATAATGCCTCCTCAAAAGAATTATTTTTTGGCTTCAACTCCATCAATTTCAGATCTGACCATGAATTGCTCAGTGGTGTCAGGAATATGGTTAAGAAGCCATTCAGCCATTTGTTTTTCTTCATTAAGAATTGCTTCAATAATGGGTGCTGAAGCTGTATCACCCGCATTTTTGGCTGCTGCGAGAAGAGATGTGTAACACGCAATTTCAAATTGTTCGAACACATAGCCACTGATCGAACCTTTGACAATTTCATCAGATGGAAAAATTCCACCAATGGATTGCCCAAACGCGGCCATTTTACTCATAGAGTCTTTAATGACAGAGCGCGAAATATTATTACGATCAAGTATGCTTTCAAGCTGTGAAAGCTGGTTCTTAGTTTCGCTAATGTGCTGCTCAATTCTGGAACGTAACTCTGGATAGTTTTCTATCCGGCTGGCCATAGACTCAAGCATTTTTTCAGCTTGTTTCTCCATCGCATGTGCATCACGAAGCCAGTCATGGTAATGTTCAATTCTATTCATAATCTGTTTATCCTAAAAGAAATTGAAGTCTATAGTTCAGGAGTTATCCTGAGCTTTTTTATTAACGTTATTAAATGCCAGATCTGTTAATTTGACATCAGTAGCTTTTTCCTCTTCCAGTGTTTCTTTCAGGAGTTTAGCCGCTTTTTTATATCCTAATTGCTCAGCGAGTGTTACCAAAGTGCCATAACTGGCAATTTCATAGTGCTCTACTTTTTGTGCTGCAGCAATCAATGCTGCATCACGTACTTCATTTTTATTAGTGCTTTCAATTACCTCATTCGCCTCTTCGATAAGTCCTTCCATTGCGGCACACTTAATTCTTTTCAATTTAAGACCATCTTCAGAATCAACAACCTGATCGATGCGTTCAATTTGACCATGTGTCTCATCAAGATGTGACTGAAAAGCAGCGGTTAATTTATCACTATATGCAGAGCGACTAAGTTTAGACAGTGCCTTTGTTAGTTGTTTCTCAGCACTGTATGTATCCGATAATAAGTGGATGAAGATATCTTCAACAGATTTAATTTGCATAATCACTCCAGAGTTTTCACTGCGAGCCCGTAGGCTCGCAGTTAGCTTCAGTTATTCACGAATGTAGGGGATGATAAATTAAGAGTCAGATTTACGGCCGCCACCATGGCTATTCTGACCACCTTTTTTCCCTGCTTCTGATGCTCTTTGCGGATCGTTTTTAAAATTACCGCCACTATGTTGGCCGCCTTTACGACCAGCGTCAGAAGCTTTTTGTCGATCTTCAGCGAAATTACCTGCACCGCCACGATGTTCGGTCATATCATTTCTCCTCTGATTTTCAAATTGTAAATAACATGTGCCTTGTCAGCACCCAATTAACTCTAGTAACAAATAAGAAAGTGTCAAATAACAGATTGGTATACGCATTTTGATGTGAGAAATAATAATTGTAAAAAATGTGCGCTCAGTGAGTATAATCTATTGATATCTTAGTGATTAACGGAAAGTTTAGGTTGTAACTCAAAAGATTAATGAACCTAAATTTACATTTCTATATCTTTTGATGTGTATGGCGTTGTTTTTCTCAATAAGAATACTCTGTAAAATAATTCAATCGTAAGATGGTGGTTGTTTATATTTTTTTGAGATAGTTCCTAATAGAGTCCATCCCTTGAATAAATAATTGTTTTAAAATTTCGTCTAAAGAACTAATTACAAGAAAATTTATATAGTCCAAAGAATCATGATTGTACTTAACCATAAGATTTGAGCGTAAAAATTAATGCGCAGCACGTCGTATGCAAGAACGTGCTGCGGCTGGCTGGCGAACTTTCGATAGTGCGAGTATTGAATGATTTTCAGCCGTTGCCGATTTTACTATGTTTTCAGTAGAACACTTAGACAAAACTGAGGCACACAAATCTTTGCACTGGATTGCAAGGCTTTGTGCTTCTCTGGAGTGCGACATGTTTGATAACAAAAAATTAGCGCAAGAAGACAAAAATCACCTTGCGCTAATGCTCTGTCTCAGGTCACTAATACTATCTAAGTAGTTGATTCATAGTGACTGGATATGTTGTGTTTTGTAGCATCATGTAGTCTATTTTTTAGACTAAATATATTGTAACACATTGATATTAATGGTTTTTAATGTTTCACGTTCAGCTTTTTTATACTAAGTTGGCATTATAAAAAAGCATCGCTTATCAATTTGTTGCAACGAACAGGTCATTATCAGTCAAAATAAAATCATTATTTGATTTCAATTTTGTCCCACTCCCTGCCTCTGTCATCACGA